ACCGAAAGCGGTTAAGGCGGCGTATGACCTTGCTAAGGGTAAATATACGGCTCAGGACGCGACCACGGCGCAGAAGGGGATTGTCCAGCTCAGTAGCGCAACCGACAGCGCGTCTGAGGCGCTCGCAGCGACACCGAAAGCGGTCAAGGCGGCGTATGACCTTGCCAGAGGGAAATATACGGCTCAGGACGCGACCACGGCGAGAAAGGGCATTGTTCAGCTAACCAGCGTAATCGATAGCACGTCTGAGGCCTTTGCTGCCACGCCGAAAGCGGTGAAAGCGGCAAATGATAACGCTAATGGGCGTGTACCCTCTGGCCGAAAAGTGAATGGCAGGCCACTGACGGATGATGTCAGTGTGACCGCGCAGGATATTTTTAACGGTCAGGCTGTGGCGATTGGTAATGCCGCTGATTTAAACGCCTACACCACGCCGGGCCTCTATTTTCAGGCTGCTAACGCGCAGGCGTCAGCAGGGAAAAACTATCCCGAAGCGGTTGCCGGGTCACTGGAAGTATATAAGCACGCTGGCTTTACTCAGATTTATCGTGTTTATAACAATTCCCGCAGCTATATCCGCACCATCTATGGCGGTGTGTGGACGGCGTGGACAAAACAATATGATGTTGCGAACAAGCCGACGCCTGCCGAAATTGGTGCGCTCGCGAGTAATGGCAATGCTGTCTCTGCAACCCGACTGCTTAACGCGCGCAAAATTGCGGGTGTGGCGTTTGACGGTACGGCTGACATCGCCATCCCTGCCGCTAACGTCGGGGCATACACTAAGGCGGAAACCGATAATAAATATCAGGCAAAAGGGAGTTATACCCCGGCGGGGCAGGCTTACACCAAAGCAGAATCCGATGCGCGTTTTCAGAAAATAAACACTGCTTCACTGGCGGCTAATGGATGGTTTCGCGATACGAACACCGGCATGTTGATTCAGTACGGAAAAGTAGCAGTGACTAGTGACGGGCAGGGCTTCACTTTCCCGGTGGCGTTTAGCCTGGTGCCATCGCTTGCGCTCACAGTCAATAGTGGTGCATACGGCGACGTGGGGGCGTCAAGTGTCAGCACTACCAGATTTGTGGTGAAAGCTGCGGCAAAAAATACAGTCGGATTTATAGCGATGGGTAAGTGATATGACGATATTTTATAGCGCGACCTCGAACGGATTTTACCCTGACAGCTCGAAAGCGGCGTATTTACTGGCGGGATGCTGGCCTGATGATGGTGTGGTGGTGTCAGAGGACTGGTATAACTATCTGATTAATAATCAGGGTAACGGGAAAGAAATTACACCTGACGAGTATGGTCAGCCGGTGCTGATAAGCAGGCCGGAGCCGACAGAGGCCGAATTAATCAGCCAGGCCGAAGCGCTTCGCGCATCGCTGATGAGTGAAGCAAATACGCGAATCCTGCCACTGCAGGACGCCGGGGCGCTCGGGATTGCCACCGATGATGAGCGTGCGGCGCTTGAGCGCTGGCGGCTTTACCGGGTCATGCTCAACCGGCTGGATATCAGTACCGCACCGGGTATACAGTGGCCTGAATTGCCTGCATAAACGAAGCCCTCCACCCGGAGGGCTTTTTACTGGTTGTGTTATTCCTCCACCAACGCCCATTCATCGCGCCAGTCGCGCGCACAACAGAAAATAGTGGCTCCACTTCACCACGGAGTTTAACGGATGAGCGACTATCATCACGGTGTGCAGGTCATCGAGATTAACGACGGCGTGCGCACCATTTCCACCGTCTCAACGGCCATCATCGGCATGGTCTGCACGGCCAGCGATGCTGACGAAAAGGCATTCCCGCTCAATGAGCCGGTACTGATTACCAGCGTGCAAACCGCCATCGGTAAAGCCGGTAAACAGGGCACGCTTTCACCATCCCTGCAGGCCATCGCTGACCAGTGCAAACCGGTCATTGTCGTCGTGCGCGTGGCCGAAGGTGTCGACGACCCTGACGACCCTGACGCGGCGCAGAAACAGACTATTTCCAACATCATCGGCACCACGGACGAAAACGGGAAATATACTGGGCTGAAAGCGCTGCTGACGGCGCAGACTGTCACCGGCGTTAAGCCGCGCATTCTCGGCGTGCCGGGGCTGGATTCGCAGGAAGTGGCGACCGCGCTCGCGTCGACCTGTCAGAGCCTGCGTGCCTTTGGCTATATCAGTGCGTGGAACTGCAAGACCATTTCTGAGGCCATCGACTATCGCGAGAATTTCAGCCAGCGCGAGCTTATGGTCATCTTCCCCGATTTTCTGGCATGGGATACCACGGCAAACGCGACAGAAACCGCATGGGCGACAGCGCGCGCTGGGTCTTCGTGCCAGAATCGACCAGACGACCGGCTGGCACAAAACCCTGTCTAACGTCGGCGTGAATGGCGTTACCGGCGTCAGCGCCTCGGTGTCGTGGGATTTGCAGGAGCCAGCGACCGACGCCAACCTGCTTAATCAGGCTGGTGTAACCACGCTGATTCGCAACGACGGCTTTAAGTTCTGGGGAAACCGCACCTGCTCAGATGACCCGCTTTTCCAGTTTGAGAACTACACCCGCACCGCGCAGGTGCTGGCCGACACGATGGCGGAGGCGCACGCGTGGGCGATGGATAAACCCATTACCCCGACGCTGATTCGCGACATCGTCGCCGGTATCAATGCCAAATTCCGCGAGCTGAAAAACAACGGCTACATCGTCGATGGCTCCTGCTGGTACGACCCGGAGTCGAACGACACTGCGACCCTGAAAGTGGGGAAACTGTATATCGATTACGACTACACCCCCGTCCCGCCGCTGGAAAACCTGACCCTGCGCCAGCGCATCACCGATACCTATCTGGCGAACCTGTCGGACTCGGTCAACAGCTAAGGAGCTGCAAGCATGGCACTACCCCGCAAGCTTAAATATCTGAACATGTTCAACGATGGCCTCAGCTACATGGGCGTCGTGGAATCCGTCACCCTGCCGAAGCTGACCCGCAAATTTGAGAAGTATCGCGGCGGCGGGATGCCGGGCTCGGTGTCAATCGACCTCGGCCTCGATGACGACGCGCTCGTACTTGAGTGGACGCTCGGCGGTCTGCCCGACGTCGACCTGTGGGCGCAGTACGCCTCACCGGGTGCTGACAGCGTGCCGCTGCGTTTTACCGGGTCATATCAGCGTGATGACACCGGCGCAATCTCTGCCGTTGAGGTGGTGATGCGTGGCCGTCACAAAGAGTACGACGGCGGCGAAAACAAACAGGGCGAAAGCGGGACGACCAAAATGTCGACCGAGTGCGCCTATTACCAGCTCACGATCGATGGCCGCGAAGTCATCGAGATTGACGTCATTAACATGGTGCTGAAAGTCGACGGCGTCGACCGTCTGGCGGAGCACCGCAAGGCGATTGGCCTGTAACCCCTGAGCCGGTCAGCGAGGCTGGCCGGTCACTTAACTTTGAAGAGATAAACATCATGGAAAACATCAACGAAACCGCCACCACCGAAACTGAAAACCCGAACGTTGTGATCCTCGATACGCCACTGATGCGCGGCGAGCAGAAAATCGGGCAAATCACCCTGACCAAACCGAACGCGGGAACCCTGCGCGGTGTATCGCTGGCGGCGCTGGCGCAGTCTGACGTCGATGCGCTGATTAAGGTGCTGCCGCGCATGACCTGTCCGTCACTCACTGAGCATGAGGTCTCGCGTCTGGATGTGTCCGACCTGATTTCGCTTGCCGGTAAGGTGGTCGGTTTTTTGTCGCCTGTTTCGGAACGCTAGAATTTCCCGAAAACCTGTCGGTCGATGACCTGATGGCGGATATCACGGTGGTTTTTCACTGGCCGCCATCAGAGCTGAATTCCCTGAGCGTGACCGAGCTCTTTACGTGGCGCGAGAAAGCGCTGCAACGTAGCGGAAACCATCATGAGCAATAATGTCAGACTTGAGGTGCTGCTGAACGCAGTCGACCGGGCAAGCCGACCGCTTAAGGCTATCCAGACCGCCAGCAAATCCCTTTCGGGCGATATCCGCAATTCACAGAAAAACCTGCGCGACCTTAACGCGCAGGCGTCCCGCATTGACGGATTCAGGAAAGCCAGCGCGCAGCTCGGCGTGACCGGCCAGTCACTCAATAAGGCGAAACAGGAAGCGGCTGCGCTGGCCGTCCAGTTTAAAAATACCCAGACCCCGACAATTGCGCAGGCGCGCGCGCTGGAAGCGGCAAAGAAATCCGCTGCTGACCTGCAGCTCAAATATAACGGGCTCAGGCACTCGGTGCAGCGCCAGCGCACGGAGCTCGCACAGGCCGGGATAAATACCCGCAAGCTGTCGACCGATGAGCGGGGGCTTAAGTCGCGCATCAGCGAGACAACCGCACAGCTTAACCGTCAGCGCGACGCGCTGACGCGGGTCAGTCAGCAACAGGCCAGACTGAGTGCGGTAAAAAAACGCTATGAATCCGGGAAGCAGCTCGCCGCCGGAGCGCGCAATGCCGGAATGGTCGGCGTGGGTGTGGCGGCCGCCGGGCTTTATGGCGCATCACGGTTTATCGCGCCGGGTATTGGTTTTGATAAACAGATGTCAGGTACACAGGCGATCCTCGGTCTCGATAAGGGCGATGACAAACTCGCGGCCATTCGCAAACAGGCGCGTGATATCGGTGCAACCACGGCCTTTTCACCGGGTGATGTGGCGCGTACGCAGACCACGCTCGCACGCTCAGGCTATAACGCTGATGACGTGCTGGCCGCGACCGGGTCAACCGTTAACCTGAGCCTTGCGGCTGACGTGGATATCGCAGAAGCTGCCGACATCATTACCAACATGCAATCGGCGTTTAACCTGTCGACCACTGAGATTGAGCGCGTCGCGGATGTGATGACCAAAGGCTTTACGTCATCCAATACCGGCCTTGTCGAGCTGGGCGAGGCGATGAAATATGTCGCGCCAATTGCGGAAGCGGCTGGAGCGAGCATTGAAGACACGACATCGATGCTCGGTATTCTGGCGGATAACGGGATTAAAGGCTCGATGGCCGGGACCGGTGCGAGCGCTATTTTCAACCGTCTGCAGGCACCGATGGGTAAAGCAGTTGATGCTATCTCAGAGTTGGGCGTGAAAACCCGCGACGGCAAAGGGAACATGCTTCCGGTCGAGAAAATCCTCAAAGATATTCATAAATCCTTTGTAAAAAACAAGCTCGGCACGGCGGAGCAGGGCGAATACCTGAAAGTCATCTTTGGTGAAGAGGCAATGAAGGGTGCGATTAAACTCGTCGCCGCCGCCGGTGATGGCTCGCTTGCCAGCAAACGCCAGCAAATCGGGGATTCGAAGGGAACCACGGAGCGGATAGCCAAAATCCAGACCGACAACCTCGACGGGGATTTGAAAAACCTGCAGTCGGCTTATGAAGATTTGCAGATTGAGGTGTTCGATAAAGAGAACTCCGCGCTGCGTCGCCTGACGGTTTCCGCGACCGATATGCTCGGTAAGATCGCCGCCTGGGCGAAAGCGAATCCTGAGCTGACGCAGACCATTTTCAGTGTGACTGCCGGTGCGCTGGCGCTGGTTGGCATTCTGGGCGGAATTGGTCTCATTGCGTGGCCGGTCATCGCGGGGATTAACGGCATCATCGCCGCTGCAGGTCTGCTGAGTGTGATTTTTACCACTGCCGGGACGGCCATTGTCACGGCCATTACTGCAATCAGTCTGCCGGTGGTGGCTGTGGTCGCGGCTGTCGTGGCGGGGGCACTGCTCATCTATAAATACTGGGCGCCAATAAGCGCCTTTTTCTCAGGCGTGGTGGAAGGGCTCAAAGCGGCCTTTGCGCCGGTCGGGGAAATGTTTGCCCCGCTCGCGCCGGTGTTTGATGCGATTGCGGAAAAGCTCGGTGTCGTCTGGAAGTGGTTTAAGGACCTGCTTGCGCCAGTGAAAGCCACGCAGGAGACGCTCGACAGCTGCAAAAATGTCGGTGTGGCCTTTGGTAAGGCGCTGGCGGATGCGCTGATGTTACCGCTCAATATTTTTAACAGCATAAGCGGCAAAGTCAGCTGGCTGCTGGAAAAGCTCGGGGTGGTGAAAAAGGAATCCAGCGACCTTGACCAGACGGCGGCGAAAGCAGACAAGGCTGCGCCGGGTGGCGGGTACATCCCGCAGACCGCAGGGTATGGTGGTTATCAGGCTTACCGGCCAGTGACGGCCTCTGCCGGGCAATCCTATATCGACCAGAGCAAAAGCGAGTACAACATCACCCTGCAGGGTGGGGGCGCGCCGGGCAGTGACCTCGACCGCCAGCTGCGCGAGGCCGTCGAAAAACTCGACCGTGAGAAACGGGCGCGCCAGCGCTCCAGCATGAGACACGATTAAGGAGGGAAACACATGCTAATGGTGCTGGGCTTTTTTGTGTTTGAACGGCATACCCTGCCGTATCAGTCTATGCAGTATTCGAAGGATTACCGCTGGGCGTCTAATGACCGCATCGGCAAGCCACCGGCGTATCAGTTTCTCGGGGAGGGGGAAACCTCGCGCACCCTATCGGGCACGCTTTACCCTGAAATCACCGGCGGTCGCCTGTCGCTGACGGCGGTCGCCTGTCGCTGACGGCGTTCGAACTGATGGCGAATGAAGGGCGCGCGTGGCCGCTGATTGACGGGACGGGCCTTATCCTCGGGATGTATGTCATCGAGAAAGTGACCCATACGCACACCGAGTTTTTCAGCGATGGTCAGGCGCGCAAAATCGACTTTAGCCTGTCGCTGAAACGCGTCGATGATTCTGTCGCGGCCATTTATGGCGACCTGAAAACGCAGGCTGATAATCTGGTCACGTCTGCCGGTGACTGGCTCGGAGGGCTGGGGGGATGATAACGGGAATGAATGTGCAGGCCGGGGCGAAGATAGCTCCGGCGTTTATGCTCAAGCTGGATAACGAGGATATCACGCAGGATTTTAGTGACCGCCTTATTAGCCTGACCATGACCGACAATCGCGGATTCGAGGCCGACCAGCTCGATATCGAGCTCGATGACAATGACGGCCAGATAGCAATGCCGCCGCGCGGAGCTACGTTGACGCTGTGGTTAGGCTGGCAGGATTCCGCGCTGATAAAAAAAGGGACGTTCACGGTCGATG